CTCATCGGCCAGTTCACGGCTGGCGATGCGCTGAGAATGTTCGGCGCGCAGCTCGTCGGTGAGATTGCCTCGCAGGTTGCGAAAGCTCGTGCGCCAGTTGCTCTCGGCTTCTTTCCCTGCCTCAATGGCTGCATGCTGTTCTTTTTCACAGCGGGCGATATCGGCGCAGATGCCGTTATAGGCTTTCATCCTTTCGGTATGTTCAGCGCAGGCTTTCTCGAAGCGTTCCAGTGATGCAGGTTTCTGTTCTGGGGTGGTCATGATTGTCTCTCATCGTCTGTAAAGGATAAGGACATTCTGTCGTGTACCACAGGACAGCGCATTTCATTGCTTTCCGCCTGTCGATGAACAAACAAGGGTATAACCGATAAGGGATGATCTCTTAACTGATGGTATTTCTTATATAACTGTTCACTGGTATTCACTGAGATAAAAAAGGTAATAAATACAGTAACTAAAGAAGTGAATACTTTAAAATGAAGTGTTCACTAAGTATTAACTAGTGTTCACTTCATAGAAATCCAGCCTTTCTCTGGCAAGCCTCTGTTCATTGTTTTTATCTATTAATAATTAACGAATGATGGCTTAAATTAATATAAAGAGAACAGGATGCAACTCAATGCATCACACTGCACTGAATCTCATGAATGATTATTTTTTGCACTACGAAGGACTGTTGCCACGCTTAAAAATATCAACAAAATAGGGGGTTACCTGAAGACACCACCGGAACCGGACAGCACCGGCCGGACTCATAATGAGGTAACACCATGCACGCAGTTTCATCCGTACCAGCCACTGCCATTCCCGTAATCCGCGATGCCGTTTACCCGCGCGACCGCTTTATGCGCCTGCCGGAAGTCATCAGCACCTGCGGCCTGTCACGCTCGACCATTTACGACTTAATCAGTCGGGAGCAGTTCCCCTCACAGATTTCCCTCGGCGGTAAAAACGTCGCCTGGCTGGCATCAGAGATTGACGGCTGGATGCAGGCCCGCATTGCACAGCGCGCCGGGGGTGCAGCATGATTATGCTGAATTTCGGCACAAAAACCTTTCCGCTCACCCGCGAAGAAGTCGCCTTTGTCGCACAAAGCCTGACGGCAGCCCTTAGCTGCAGACCAGCAACCGCACTGGCCTTTACCAGCGGAATGCACTGTCACATCTCCGTTATGAGTAAAAAAGCGAAGCCTGCCAGGCAGCGGGTGAAGAAAGAGAACCGGGAATTCCGATCAAATCCGCCGCAATCCGATCACGTCCTGACCGATTGCTGAGGAAATAGCCCCGATGTTTAAAAAAAGGCTTTTCTCTGGCGAGCGGCCGTTATACATTTTTCGTGCTGCCGCAAAATCGGCAGCCGGGCGTAGGAACCCGTGTTACTTATTGGCGACACAACACGCGCCATGCGTGTTTTTTTACGTCGTTGCCTCAGTGCGCCATTTTTCAGCGCAGCGGTTCTTATTCCGTTGCGTCGTCAAAATAATGGTGGCTCAGGCGGGGCAGCCCTCGGGCTGGCCGGTTTCCAATAAGGCCGGTATTCCTACCCCCGTCTGGGCTACCACCCATGAGCGTAGGAACTCCGGTGGTAGCAGTAACCGCTACTTATTGGAGATTGTCCTCATGACAACGGCCCTTACTGCCGCTCACCCCGAATTCACCTTTATTTTTGCCGCCGTGCGCCGCACCGATGCCGCCGCACGTCTCTGTATGCTGCGCACCGTGGCAGGCGATGAGCGCAGCGCCCGCGCCAGCCTCGCCAGCGATTATGTCCTGTCCTTTGCCGGTCGTCTGCCGGTTAAGGCGGTGGCGGCATGAACACCCTTTCTCAACACCTGAATAACCATGACACCTACCCCATCCCCCACGCTGACTATCTGCGTCTGCTGCACGCGCACACGGTCGGCGTGACCGTGCTCGATATGTTCGACTCGGTGAACTGCCTGAGCGCGCGCGGCTGCGTCCCGGACGGCGCGGCGCTTGCCTCGGTCGTCGCCCTGCTCACCGACCAGCTCGGTAAAGTTGTTGAAACCTGTGAATCCCGCATGTTAGCCACGGAGGCCCGCCATGATGACCGCTAATCACTCCTGCCTGCCCGTTGAGGTACGCACCGCCGTTTACCGCCGCGCGCTGGCGCAGGGCTACCTGAATGCCTGCAAAAACCTCGGCGTCACCGTATCCGCCACGCTCGACGAGTTGCAGATGACCATCGCCCTTGAGCTGGAGGGCTTCTATGTACGCCGTCACGGCCCCGATGCGGGCATGGAGATGGCCTGCACCATGCTGGGCGATATGGTCGAGCCTGACCTGCTGACCGCCCCGCCGCGCCTGACACAGCTCGGCGTCACCATGATGGATGAGCTATTCCGTAGCCAGCTAGCGGCCGTCAGCCGCACCACGCTGCACTGAGGGAGGACGCGCACATGAAACATATTGTCTCTGACACTGTAAAGGCGGCCACCGGATTCTGGCCGCAGCTTCTGCCTGCCCTCGGTATCAGCGTGCATGCCGGGGGACGACACGGTGCCTGCCCGGCATGCGGCGGTAAAGATCGTTTCCGTTTTGATAATCAGGACGGGCGCGGGACGTGGCACTGTAATCAGTGCGGAGCCGGTGACGGCCTTAATCTGGTTGAAAAGGCGCTCGACGTAAGCGCCAAGGAAGCAGCAATCAAAATCGCCGATATGCTCGGCGCGCTGCCACCGGTATCAAAAGTACCGGTGAACACAGTTGATAAAGCAGTCGCACAATCTGAGTCCGCCGCGCGGGCGCAGAAGCTGATCGCCGCCGCCGTCAGCCGCACGGATAACGCCTACCTTTTATCAAAAGGTCTGCACAGCACTCAGGCGCTGACGCTGGCTGCCGTTGTGCGCTGTGGCGGTATCAGTTTTGCGGCTGGCGATCTAGTTGTGCCGCTGACCGACGAAACCGGCAGCGCTGTTAACGTCCAGCTAATCAGCGCCGCTGGCGACAAGCGCACCCTGCCCGGCGGACAGGTGAAAGGCACTTATCACCTAGTAGGCGAACCTGACAGCAAAACACTGTGGCTCACCGAAGGTTACGCAACCGGCCTCACTGTGCAGCGCCTGACCGGGCAGCCGGTTTATGTGGCGCTCAGCGCCAATAACCTTCCGACACTGGCCGCGCAGCTACGTAAAACCCATCCTGATGCACTGATGCTGATTGCCGCCGATCGCGACGACAACGGCACAGGCCAGCTCAAGGCAGAGGAAGCCGCGAAAACCTGTAAGGGCAAGGCCGCTTTACCGCCGGAAACCGGCGACTGGAATGATGTATGGCAGGCACAGAGCGACATCGCGACGCAGGCGCTGCTTTTCGCATTCACTCAACCTCACAAGCCAAGCCCGTTTGAGTCGGTGAGCGAGGCCGACCTCAAAGCAATGAGTGCCAGCGAAAAGGCGGAGCTGTTGGTAGATCACTACGGGCAGGCGCTGGCCGTGCCGCCCGTCGGGGAGGAAATCTGCCGCTACGAGAACGGCGCGTGGCAGGTGATGCCGGTACAGACGCTGCGCCGCGAAATCGCCGCACTGTTTCAGAAGGTACGCGCACCGTTTTCAGCGGCCGGAATTGGCAGCGTGCTCGATACGCTCAAACTGATGGTTCCACAAATGGGCGAACCGCCGCGCCGCCTGATTGGTTTCCGAAACGGGGTATTTGATACGACTAACGGCACATTCAGCCCGCACCGCCGCGAGAACTGGCTGCGCACGGTAAACAGCGTTGATTACTCCGCGCCGCGCCCCGGTGAAAATCTCGCAGACCACGCGCCAAACTTTTACCGCTGGTTAACGCGGGCGGCCGGAAACAATGACGATAAGCAGGAGCGCATCCTCGCGGCATTATTTATGGTGCTGGCAAACCGTTATGACTGGCAGATGTTCCTGGAGGTAACTGGTCCAGGAGGAAGCGGGAAAAGCGTATTAGCCTCGATCGCCACGCTACTCGCTGGGCGCGATAACACCACGTCAGCCACCATCGACACACTGGAATCATCACGGGAACGCGCCAGCGTAGTCGGATTCTCGCTGATAATTCTGCCCGATCAGGAGAAATGGAGCGGCGACGGCGCGGGCATCAAGGCGATTACCGGCGGCGATGCGGTAGCCATCGATCCCAAGTATCGAGATGCCTATTCAACCCATATTCCGGCGGTGATACTGGCAATAAACAACAATCCGATGCGTTTCAGCGATCGCAGCGGCGGCGTGTCGCGTCGCCGGGTAATCCTGACCTTCCCGGAAGTGATACCGGCGAAAGAGCGCGATCCGCAGCTACTGGATAAAATCAGCAACGAGCTGGCCGTGATTGTCCGTCACCTGATGCAGCGCTTTGCGTCACCTGATGAAGCTCGTGAGCTGTTACAGGCGCAGCAGTCATCCGGCGAAGCACTGGAAATAAAGAGACAGGCCGATCCGCTGGTCGATTTCTGTGGCTACCTGATGCCGCTGAGCACGCCGAATGGACTGTTTATTGGCAACGCCAACATTCGCCCGATTAACCCCAGGCGCTATCTCTATCATGCGTATTTGTCGTTTATGGAATCGCGTGGGCATCAGCACCCGCTCAGCCTGACGGCTTTCGGACAGGCTGTGCCGCAGACGTTGAAAGAGTACGAACGCGTGCTGCTCAAGCGCCGCACAAATAACGGCATACAAACCAACCTGACGTTGCATGAGGACAGCGAGGCAGATTGGTTGCCTGCATGTAGCGCCTAATAATCTCACTACACATAAACCGGCTAAGTCCGGTTTTTTATTTAAAGCACTTGTTAATGTCTGCCAAGGCCAGCCATGAGCGAAGAGCAAAAGTCCATATATGTTTTTACAGCGCGATGCCGGCATTACTGAATCTTTATCGAGTTAATTAACGGAGAGCAGGCCACCCTCTCCGACTAATATCTCTGGCAAAGCCTTAAAGCTTCGCCAAAATATTAGAGAAGACGTTTCGGCCTTGGCTGCTTGAGTATGATTGCAGCTTACGCTATTACAATCCTGAATAGTTAGATAAACAATATAAATCACTAAAAAAAGATTAATTTATTAACCCTCCCTTCGTAAATATTGAATTTTTTTCCCTTCCTTGATTAACCTCTCTCTAATCTCAGCTAACTTATCATTATAATATTGATAATCCCCCAAGCTATTGTGTCGATATCCAGCCATTAGTTTTGGATACCACAACGCTTGGGATAAATCATACCTACTCACCAAATCATTGAAAATAGAAACCATATTGAGACTCCAGAGGCTAGACATAATCCCTTCAAGAAAGTTAGTTTTCTCTAAATAATGGTTTATGTACCTAAACAGGTCTGACCTATCACCTAGTGCAGCATTAATCCCTTTAAGATTAGTTTTTACTCCATCGTGATAAATCTCAGTATACTTTTTCTCTTTGCTCAAATCATATAATGCACAAAGTTCTGCCAGTTTTTCTGGGGTGATATCTGAGATAATATTGTTGATGGCTTCCCGACGCCTCATCATTTCCTCGACATATTCCCCATTAAAAGATTGCCCGACTACATATTCGGTAAATCCGGTCGTTATGCTTTTAGATTTTTCAATAGCATCTCTAAACGGACTCAGTGCGTTAATTATATCTAGAATGTAAACAAGATCATCAAAATTAAGATCCTTTGGTTTATTATCATAGCTTAATATGCCATTGATGCTATAATCGCGCTCCAGAGCCATAATAAGTTTAGAGTACTCATTACTGCTAATATTAAAATCTTGCATTATACTTTTTTTAGCAATTTTATAATATGCTTTTTCTTGGCCTAAAAATGGTTTCATCTTGTAAGCAGCGGATATGATGTCAAACCGAGAGAGGTGAGCGGTTTTTTTACACCACGAGTACTCATACTTGATATCTCTAACCAGAACATCTAAAAAATCCAAAATTTGAATCAAGCATTCAAATCTGATTTTCAAAGCAATAATGTTAATTAAGGGAGTGTCAACTAAATGGATCTGACTTTCAGTGCTTGCCGGGTATCTGAACGTCTGCCCTGTTGGGTCAATCTCAGCAATATCCGTTATAATTTCGGTTGCTAATTCAATAATATCTGAAAACCTGCTATCGATTATAGGAGCATACTCACATATTAATCGCCAAAAAATCCCAATATCATGTGTGACAGAATCCTTTACTTCTGGAAATGCACGCACTGCCCCCCTATTTATTTGATCTAATTTGATTTTATTCTCCCTGTGTTCATTGAGGGCTACTTCTCTGTATTTTGATAATTCCTCTAGCGTCCGCCATAATTCTTTTAACTGCAATTCAACAGCATGCCTCATGTTAAAGCATATTGGATAAATAAGATAATCTACACTATTTCGTACCTCTTGGCTTTCTATAGCGAGTTCAATTAAGGCTAAGGCTGCGCTTGAATAACCGATTGAGTAGTCCATATTGGATCTTGCTACACCTTCTGGTTTAAAACTACCATTATTCCCGACAGTCGCATTCACTTCACTATAATGGCCATTCGCACCGAAGAATGTATTGTTTTCTTTCATAAATCGAACCCTCATAAAAATTAAAAAATACTTATAATTTTATCAATCCGGTATATGAACGTATACGCCTTGCGGCGTTAATGAAACGTGCATGCCTAAATGAATGGCGATATCATCAAGAATATCGGAGATTTCTTCCATTTCACTTATGTCTTCCCACGTACCATACCGCTCAAAAATCTGAATTAGAGAGCTATTAAGCCTGCTGTAAAAAGGAACTATCCAGTCACTAGAAGGCTCAATATCAGATGGATTAAATGTGTCATCACCGTTCCCTGCTTTATCTCCAAAATAGTAGCCTGCAAGTTTCAGTGTCAGGTCTATCTCTTTATAAACTTCATTTAGTACTCTGTCGACGTCTCCATGCGAGCGATACTCATCTATATAAGTCGCTACGGACCCGCTAAGCTTATGTGTCTGTTTTATATAATATTTTTTGAAGTCAGCACTTTGGTCATCATCAATGCCGGCAGCAATACGGCTCGCACAATATTCTTCCATCACCGACAACCAGCATTCACCTCTTAAACTTTCGTGAATGTTTTCGTAGCGTTTATGCATCATTCGGCCTGGGAAGCATTCGCACAATGCTGACATATTGGAAACGTGAGCACATTCGTGTGAAACGATAGCTAATGCTTTTTTAAAACTCTCACTTTCAATATCGTCAATAAAACCTTCAAGATATGCAGCGTTGAAAACCATGTGAGCACGAGTAGTTCCTTCCCTTAACACCCTTACAACCATGGCGACCCCTACGACATCCCCACTAGATGGTTTCAGAGGCTCTGTGTTTTCAATTCCCCGATCAACTAAATTCAGTTCTTCATGATAATCATATCCGACAGACACTCCTTCCAAAGCGCTCATATTAATTTTTCTAGCTAATGACTTAATTATTTCTGACAAAATTGTGCCCACGCGATTTGCATGTTCAGACTCTCTGTACCCACTGAGTTTTATATTGAACTTAAGGTTTTGGCTGTGCTCTGACATTTTTCAATTCCTTTGTATCAACTGACATTAAGTTTTGAATAGTAAATCGCATGCTTTTACTTTCAAGATTATGCAAAGATATAAATTATAAAAAAATAATTAACCAAAAAGTTTTATTACTAAGCGCTGGTTAAGCCTGATGGGCATAATTCCCGAATAGCATTAATTTATGTTACCTGCCCTTAATTGATCAACACAGACTGTTGTTAGCGGCTTAGTTCGCTTTTAATCACCTTGGCTAAGTTGATCACCCTTAGTGTAAACTCGTGTACACCCCGTTAAAAAACATTCACTACCTAACGCAATGAATTTAGTACAATAATAACCATAAGTGAACAGTGTGAACACTTTTCCTTAAAATCATTTTATTTGGATTTTAGACTGGCCGTTGGTTATCCTAGCAAAGCCGTTCCGGGGTATGAGATCCAATAATTGGTACACGTTTAGGTACACGGCAAAAAGTTGAATTGGCGAAAAACAATCAATTTCATTAGCTTGCGATACTTATTCAGACTCCGCCAGCGATAAAAATCTTGCGGCCTTTCCTGTGTCTGCGATCTTCCTTAAAACATACCTTCTGACTGACGCAATGCCCGCTTCATCGTCTGACTAACCCCATAAACTAACGAAACTGGCTAGCGCCCTGCTGTGTGAGTTAATCCCCATAGTTAGTGACCTAAGTATATTATTTTAAAAACAAACAATGAATAATTCAGATAACGAAGTTTTAGAGAAACAGTGTTTATTCAAGGTAGATCTAATCAAGGCACATACCTGCCTGTTTTAAAAAGGATGTCGTTCACACAGATGGAGTTGAATCATGGATGATGGGTTAAAAATTGTATTGTCTCCTGTCCAGCTGGCTGCTGCCCTTTCTGACAAGTCAGTTACCGAATCTGAGACAATGTCTAACCGTCTTATGGGCGGGCTGGGGCTGGTAATGGGAACGCTTGAGCTGGCCGGAGCAACTGCGCTTTGTATGGCACCCGAGCCTACAGGCTTAACTAAGGCGGCCTGCATCATTGTTGGCGCGCACAGCATGGACAGTATTAATACCGCAGCAAATCAGGTTCTGAGCGGCAAGAATGTTCGTAGTGCAACATATCGCGCCGCCCTTGAGATGGCGAAACAGTTTGGCGCCGATGAAGATACAGCGTGGAAAGTAGGCCTGACCGTAGATGTGGGCGTGCCGATAGCTTTTTCTCTTGGACTTGGCGCGGCGAGAATTGCTGCCGTTCGTGTTGGCCGAATCAAATTAATTGAG